GTTGCGACCCATTATGGACATAGTGTCTAGGATTATCCTTGACACTATATCCTGTGGTTATTTGTTAATCTAATAAAGTCATATATGCTTTCGGGTTCATCTTACTAAACTTAGATAAGCCCTCTTGCATTAAATCGTACTCCTCCAATTCTTCAAACTTCTTAACCATAGTATAAACTATATATTCATCTTTAGTTAACATCTCAGATTGACCTGAGTATGGGTTCGTTGCTTTTATTTTCTGTTCTGTCATATGTCCTTTCATTAATCGTTAGAGTTATAAAATAGATCGTTAATAAACTTATCTATTTCCTGATCCGATAACCCTTTCGCTTTAAGGTCATCATAGTATTCTTCGTATGCTCTCTCGAACCATTGTGTGTTTACTTCGCAACTCATTATTTATTCTCCTCGTTAAATGTTGCCTGTTGCTCGTTCCAGTTTTCCATACACGCATTGTAATAGTCGTTGTACTCCTGTTCACAATCCATACAATGCTTATCGCTATTGACTGCCCACTCGTCGTTCTTAGGTGTACAGCCACACTCTATACATTTTCTCATGATATTTGTCCTTTCGTTCATATGTGGGATTATATATTATTCTGTGCTAGTGTCAATCCCTCGTTCAGTTATTTTCAACCCATTATAATAAGTGTCCGATCTCTCAGGGTCATGTATCGGTGTTTCAAGTGGCTCGGTTCGTGGATCGAGTGCAACTATCCGTTGTATGTGTGTATGTATAAAATCCATTAAACAACCTTGACTGCAAAAATAATTATACGCTAAACCTTGGCGATACCATTCCGAACCTGTGGATTGTTTTATCTTTCTAGTTCGCAAGACTTTAGAACCTTTGTTACCTCGTATACGATCTTGCGTATGCGATTTGTGGCACTCAGTACCATGACACCAAATATAAGTCATGGTAAAGCCACCCACATTGACGCAACACCACCGACTGAAATTAACATGCCGAGATATACATCATTCGTATGCATGGCGTACGCAATGCCAACCAATGAAATAGAAAAACCAACGAGCAACATTATTATTCTAAGTGCTAGTTCCATTTTATCCTCACTTGACCTGTTGCATTTCGCCAACCATTTTCATCTAAGTCCCAGTAGTTTAAAACTGGTTCGCCTTTTTTAGATAAGTAAGCACCTTTTTGACTAGGTGTTCCGTCTGGTTTATCAAACTGACCTTTACGAGTTATTATCTTCTTATGTTTTTTTGCAAAATAAGTTATATAAAAATTAGTCATTATCAACTTTCTGCGTGATGATGTATGTCGTGTTATCATCATCTAACACTTTAAGGGCTTTAACTTTTGCTACTGCCTCGTCGAATGTGGCAATAGGTTTTCTTAGTTTATCGACACAGAAGAAATCTTCCTTGCCTATTTTTTGTAGTACATGATACATATTTATCCTTTCGTTGTTGTTATGTGGGATAATAACATACCCCACACAATGTGTCAAGTTAATTAATTGCTTGTTTTTCGTATTGTAGTCTTGCCTTGATTTTATCCTCTCTAGTCTGATGTTTGTTTTTCATACCTTTGATCATAGACGCAAGATTACTAGGATTGTAAATCGTCAAGCCAGTTGAATTAGTTCTAATTAATTCTGCCTCGTCTAATTCTATTCCAAGTTCTTTTGCGAGTTCTATCCCCTCAGCAAGATACCTGTATGCTTTCAAGCCAATCCTTAATTGATCTGTCTGTTTGCCAATACTATCAATCCAAGTTTGGTGTGTGCTTACGACTTTGGCTTTTGCACTTCTCCATGCTAAAAAGATATTGTACTCATCTTTAGTACAAGCGATTGCTCTTGATCTACAATGGCTAGTTCCAATCACATCAAGTTGATATTGTTCGTCAAACTTTTTAGTCAGTCCGATATTACTACTTTCGCTATACGACCTGTTGCTATTTCTACCCAAAAAATTATTACATTGATCTACATGTTTAGTTTTGTGTGGGTTGTTATCCTTACCAGATTGTTGAGCATATATATCTGGATTTAAGCCCTCAGCTTTTAATTCCTCACGATAATATGCATGAGCAAATTGTTCAGCGTCCTCGCCAGAACCATACTCGTTTCCATTAAGGTTGCCATATAAACCAAAATCGAAATGTGATTGAGTAGATTTCTCTTTTCCGTCCTCATCAACATCTTCTGAGTGTGCAAAATAAAAGCATTTATCTTTTGCTACTACATCACACGGGTCGCCATACTTCCTCTTAAACTTTCGTAGTGTGGCTACATCTTCTTGGGGATATGACCTCTCTACTACTCGTCTTGCAAGATCGAAAGCATTTTGTTGCTCAGAATTAAAGTTTTCTCTCGCCTCTAAAAAACTTTGTCGTTCTTGGGTGTCCTCGTTTTCGAATACATCTTTTATCTTGTTAAAGAGTTTATTTCTGTATTCGGTGTTCATTCTTATTTTAGACATTTTGTCCTTTCTGTTTGTGTTAATAATTATCCTACAATATCCCCTTGACAAATGTTTGTCAAGTGTTTATATTGCATTAGGAATACAGCAGTGGGTAGGTTCATAACCTTGCTGGTACCACCCCAGATAAAATGCGTGTGGTTGCTGTAGTCCTTTCAGGTCAAAGGCGTTCGGAGTGTGAGTATAAACACTAAAGCAATGGTTGAGATTTAAGGGAGTAGTACCCCCTTCAGACCGGTGGTAGCCTAAAGTCCCGGACCCATCGCGCACTTGCGCCCTTGAGCCCTGATCCGTTGTTTACTCAGATATCGAGAGTAGATGTATTCTAGAGTTTCTACCAACGGATCTGGGGTCAAGTCCCGTTTCAAAAGCGAGAGGCGTCTCGGCGGGTTTGGCCAAACTTGAGCCCTGATCACTTGGGCGGTAACAGCTACCAGAGTTCTAGACGCGTTCTGGCTAATACCGAGTGATCTGGGGTCAAGCTTCGTGGCTACACCGCCATTCTAGATTAACACTAGTACTAGGGCTCGTGTAGCATAAAGCGTTCTTGGCCAAGGTTAAGCACCTAGTTAATTGCTAGTAGGCCTGTCGCTCGAGCTATTAAAATAAAGCACGCCGGCCTCAATGTGCTTCACCCCGTCAGGGCCACGGTAAAGGCCCAATCAAAAAAATAAAAATAACGCACAAGCTACAAGCTTCAAGCAGGGTGGGCCCGCCCCATAATGGACAGGCGTCAAGCGAACAAGCTTGACAGATCCAGGCATCTGGGATATAGTGGGACCATGTTTACAAAGAGAGTTTATGCAATCTCACAGTAATCAGATTGGGACGCTGCCGGGCCATCATAACCAACCCGGCGGACCCGTAACCAAACAGAAAGGAAAACATGGAAGTAACATTTGAAGACAGCGGTACGCCGCTAAAGAAATCAAGAAACAGGAAAGGTGAGACATGCGAAGAGCAGCTTCGCAGTATGTGCAAACGCATTGCGGACGACATCACAGAGAAGGCCATCACAAGATATAATGGTTGGGAGACTGAGCACGACGAAGACGATGAAGGCACCCTGGCCACGCGCTTCATGGACCACGTGTATGATATAGAATGGATCACGCATCAGGACAAAAGTTACAAAGCTGCCAGGCTTCTGGTAGCAGGAGGCGGGCCTAACATTTGGGTGAACTTATTAAGTAACACTGTCGATGGATATTGGGGCTGTGATAAGGTGGAGCATGGCTTCATCGACAACATCGGGCTGGATGACTATCTAGAAGAGTTACATGCCTGCTAAACGTAAATACGACCACATCATAACCGAGATCCACAACGCCTGGTGCCGGGACAATGGCTACCCAGAGCGCAAGCCTTCAAGCAGAGTGCATATGGCCGGAAGGCCCAGGGCACAAGGTTCAAGCTTCAAGCCTTCCCTCACAAGATCCAGGATCCTAGAACCAGAGTACAAGCGATAGGATCCAAGCTTAAGGGAACAGGCAACAAGCACAAAGGTACAAGCTTTGTGTTTCATGTGAAATGAAATCTGATGCGGGGATAACCGCACAGAGTTGACTTTTGTTGACTTCAATTCAAGTGTAAAAAATACTCCGTTAGCGTTCTGACAAAGACAGTCAGGGGTGCCAAGTAATGCACGATTCTCAATACGAATAAACGAAATTGTTTTAAAATCTTTCTTTAATTTTTTGTATAGGTTTGACTCTTTCATGGGTGGTCTGAACTATAGTCAACCTGACTATAATTTCTTAATGACATCGCCCATAACAAG